CGCCAGGGCCCCTGAAGATCTACAGCAAGTGATTATGGAGACTTCCAAGGAAGTCTTCAGCTGTATCCCAGCTCCTACTAAGTTCATGCCGAGTAGTGGCGCTTGCCTGCAAGCCACCCGCCGTGAGGGGGGTGCGTCAAGCTTGTTTGCGCCATTTGTGGCTCCAGATCTTAAAGATATTCCTGTCCCAGCTAATGACCTCCTTGATGGTCTTTACCATCTAAAATTTCAGAAGGCTTTGAGCGATTGGCGTGTTGATGGTTTGGAGAAGGCTTTGGCGGAAACCCGCAGGATGCGGGATAGTCTTGATGAGTCTCTCCTTTCAGTTCAGGTTCAGCTTATTGCTGAGCCATCTAAGTTCCGCACCATCACTAAAGGTAATGGCTTTTTGTATTCGGCCATCCAACCTGCTCAGGGACAGATGTTGTCTGCGTGGAAGCAACATCCCGCATCTTCGATGTTGAAGACTGATCTATATCCGGCCATACAGGCCATGCGAGATGCTCTGCCAAACAGTGACTTCAAATGGGTGTCCGTGGACTATAAGGCGGCTACTGATCGTTTAGAGGGCTGGGCCACAATGGCTGCCCTTGAGCCGCTTACGGGGCTTGCAGACCCCGACCTCGTCTGGCTTTCTTTTATGCAGGCTCGTCTCACCTATCCAGAGAAGTATGGGGGAGGAACGTATGAACAGTCCCCTGGCCATCGCCAGCTCATGGGACATCCTTTGTCCTTTCCCCTCCTCTGCGTCGTCAATCTTGCCTGCTATTATTGCTCTCTGAATCGTTGGGTTGAGGAGGCGCGCGACTCTTTTCGTCAATTATGGCTTTTGAGTCAAGACATCAATGTTGGTGGTTCTACCAGACCTTCGTTGCTTCTAGCACGTGAGGAGTGGCAATACCGCCTTCGTATGCGCGTCGTAATGCGAGAGCACGTCCTAGTGAATGGGGATGATATGCTTTTCCGGTCTCCTGAATCTTTTCTTCCGATTTTCTTTCGGACGACAAAGGAGGCTGGTCTTGTGAAATCCGTGGGAAAGAATTTTGTTTCGTCCCGCGTTTGTATGATCAACTCCCAGCTTTTTGTGGAGAAGCATGGCTCTAAAGGTCAAATTGTCATGACCCGTAGGGGTTATCTCAATCTAGCCCTCGTGAAGGGGGTCTATACTAAGACTGGAGCCTCTCTTGCTACTCCCGATCAGATCGGGAAGGATCTGTCCCTCATGGTTCACTATTGCCCCTGGGCCTCGGCCTCTATCCCTTGGGCTTTTGCCCGTTGGAAGAAGGCTTTCGGACCCTTTACGCCTAATTGGTACCTTCCGGTCCATCTTGGCGGTTTTGGGGTTGATGTGCGCTTCGCTCCCGATGATTGGAAGGTCTCTCGGCCTCAGCGGCTTCTTGCCGCTAAGTTCGTTACTCCGGGCAGTGATTTGGCTTTGTTCAAGGCTAGTAACACTCAAAAGACTATTAAGGGGCTAGCTCCTCTGCTAGGCTCCTGGGCTTTG